CCTCCCGCTCGTCTATAACGCCGCCTTGCGCCCAGTAACGGGCTGCGGCCTCTAGTTTTTTGCTGGTGCGCCTTGCAGGCTGTCGAGATAGCCAGCCATCACACCACGCAAGAAGTAGGTGTCGTCGAGCAGCTCAGTCTTGAAGTCTTCAGAAAACGGGATTGGCTTACCGTCTTCATCAGTAATGTCTTCCCAGCCAAGCAGAACATCAAAGATCAAGCTCTCTGTAGCTGCATCATCAAGATCTTCAAACGATCTACGGCCAACCTTTTTGAAGATGGCCGTAAACGTTTCTTTCTTGTACTGACCGTTGTCGGGTAGTTCTACCGTGACAGGCCACTTGTAAGAAGTGACCTTGGTGTACTTAAAACCCATGAATTAGGTGAAAGCCAGACTGAAGGAATTATTACCTGCAGTTGTAGGAAGTGCCAAGTAAGGCATCGTCAGGCTGATTACACCGTTGGTGTCGCCGTAGCTGATGCCAGTCACATCAGTCTGCGCCATCGTCAGCGTGGTGATGTTGCCAGCAGTGCCGCCAAGAACAATGCTGCTGCTTGCGGTGCTGTTGCCGCGTGCATCCTCGAAGTAGTCAGTGGTGCTACGAGCAGGAGCCTCGATTACAGCGGTGCCACCAGGAGCGCGATCAACAATCAGTGCCTGCTGAGAAGAAGCAGTCTCCTTGTAGATCAGGCTGTTGTTCAGAGCAAAGTCCAGTGACTCGATGCGCTGGCTGGTCTCACCGAAGAACGTTGCGGTGGTGACGTTGGTGTCGTTGACCTCTAGGGCTGCAGCTTGGTTGGCAACAGTGAAGGTGCCACTCAGCGCAGTGCTGTCTGGGTTGTTGTAGATGCCAGTGAACTGGAAGCTCATCGTGGCAAGCTGTCCAGCCGAGAGGCTGATGCTCATCGTGCCGCGAGCACCAGTGATCTTATGACGAGTGCCGTCATAGAAGCAGTACAAAGTGACTGAATCAAAGCTGCTGCTTACAGGCGCATAAGTTGCACTTGTATCGCTAACAATGGTTTCAGAGCATCCACATGCTTTGAGCAAAGGCCCATAAGCAGGAGCAGTTCCAGCAGTACCACTACCCCCCAGTTCAACATCAAAGCTGACGCTCACCCGCTTGTTGGCAGTCAGTGTGCCGCGAGAGCTATTCCCAATAAATCCTTGAAAGGATGCAGCCTGAACGTTGTCAGACTCCATAGGAGTCAGCTCGAGGCTGCTGACCTGAATCGCGTTACTTCCGCCTACGGGACTTGGATCCGTTCCCTCCGTCGACTCGATCTTCGCCAGAAGGAACTTTTTGCGAGTCAGTGCCATTTTCTTTGGGGGCGGTGGGTGCTGAAATCAGTTTAGTTTCCCCTGTTTCAGGATCAAACAGATAGCTGCCGCCTGCACCAGGATTGGGGACCTGCGCATTCATATTAGCCATACTCAAGCAGAAGTTAAATCAGTTCTACTTGTACGGTAGCGGACTAAAAAATCTTGACTGATTACGCCTAACGGCACATCAGCCTCATACAGGCTGAACTCAGTGCGATCAGGAGTTAAATCGAGCGCGTATCCATTGACCGTTTGATCTGCCATCAACAGTTCATGCACCTGCTGCGTGTATGTGTCAGACACATCATCTGGCAGGGCTGCTCTGACCAAAGTGGTGATGCGCACTCGCATCGTGTGATCAAGCTTGTCGAAAAAATTAGTGTCAACAGGTTGATCGTTGACTGGCTCGATGATGATCGCTGGGACCTCACCACGAGCTAAGGGCTCTACTCGGCTGCGATACACAGTCGCGCCAGTAGCAGAGTCAAGATTTGTCTTCATGCGAGCAAGGATCAGCTCTCGGCGTGTGTCAGCCATCAGTCCTTACTCAGCAACAGGACAGAAAAAACACCATCATCAATGGCTCTGTTTTCTCTGCAGGTGTAGTCCTCAGAATCCACTGTGACAGTAGTGCCGCGAGCGACGCTGCTCACTTTGGAAGTCTCAGCAATAAGCTCATACTCCCGACTTAGAGCAACGCCGCCTGCGATCACTTCAACAGGCGAATCAAGGACACCGACGAAACTCGTGTCACCAACAGAACAGTCGAGACCGAACTCGTCAGTGTTGAGAAAACCGTCAGTGTCGTTGATTGGCATGATCAGCCGTACTTCTTGGAACCGAGAGCAACAACGCTCAGAGCGCCAGCGCCAGTACCACCAGCAACGGTGATCACGGCACGGATGTAACGCTTGACCTCATCGCTGTTGATGCGAAGGGTCTCGGTCAGTGCGGTGTTTGCAGTGGTGGTGGTGAAGGCCAGACCAGAAACATCAGCGAAGGTGCTGTTGTCTGCAGAGTCTTGGATCTTCACGGCATAGGTGATGCCAGATCCACCAGCTTCAGCGTCAAGCACAGCCATGATGTCGCCTTCGTAATCAACGAGGTCAACACCAGTGCGGTTGGCACTTGCAGTAACCACATCACTTGCCGAGAGTGACAAGAGGGTGGTTTTAGTGCCCAAATTTTGGACAGTCATGGTTTGGTTCTCCTGCGGGAAGTTGCTTTAGGTTTTGCCTCAGCCTTGGGCATAGGGCACTGCACGGGTGCAGCCTCAGGTTCGGGTGCGGGTTCCTTGTAGACAATGGCCGCAGCCTGTCCGATAAGGATTTGTGCATCCGCAAGGGAAGCCTCAACGACTTCCCCAATACGGACTACTTGACCCGACAGCGTTACCTGTTTACGGATCTCGATCTTCATGATCAGAGGCTGTTGTTACCGCGTGAGAAGCTCGCGCCGTGGCGAGCAGCGATGTCAACATCCTGCAGAGCAACCACTCGGACGGTGCCAGAGGTGCTGCCAGTGTAAGGATCAACCATCAGATCAAGACCAGAGAAGTAGGCAATGATCAGGTCGGAGAAGTTACCGAACCAGAGATCGTTGCTCTCAACTTGGTTGGAGATCACAGCGCGGTAGCCGTTGACTTCACCACCCTGGAGGACGAACTGACCAGAGCCAGAGTCCTTGGTAGCAGTCTTCAGGCTGCCAGCCATTGCAGAGTTCATCACATAAACGGGTGAACCCAGCAGGGCGTTAGCGCCAGCAACATCGCTTTCCAGAGCCACAACCTCAGCGAAGGTTGGGGTGTTAGCGGAGAAGTCCTCGGTCAGAACACCAGTGGTGTCCTTCAGACCCAGAGGCTGGTTAGAAGAACCAGAGCCATACAGACCGACACGGTCGATCTCGAGGGCCAGCACACGAGCGAGGTCAGTGCGCACCATGTTCTCCACGTCAATGGAGGACTGGATCATCAGCTTGCGGCTGAAGTCGGTGAAAGCACCGCAGGTCTTAGGAGTCAGAGCGACCTGATCGATGGTCTGCTGGGACTCGGTGGGTGAGCCAGACTCAGCAACCCAGTAAGCGGTAGCAGCACCAGACTGACGGGGGATGTTGACGTTGCCAGACAGGCCAGTCAGCACGGTTGCGCCAGCTTGATCCAGAGCGGAAGCGTTCCGCAGCAGATCAATGAAGTTGGCGGCATCCAGTTCAGTCTCAACGAGGTTGCCACCAGCGGTAGCAGTACCAACGTTCAGATCCCGCTTCATCACATCCACAGGGATGGTGATGCCACGAGAGGAGCGACCGAACTTAGCGGCTTGCGCTTCAGAGGCTTCAATCTCAAAAGCAGCAGCTTCACGAGCGGTGCGATCGCCAGGGTTTGCCAGATAGTTGATGGCACGCAGGAAGGAGAAGCTGCGAGCCTCTTTCTGGGTCAGGCCGATCTCATCGCTGGCCTGTGCAACAGGCTTCTCGACGACAGCTTTGCGCTCCAGGATTGCGGTGCGCAGCTCGTCGATTGAACGAGAGTTGATGAGGAATTCAGAGGCAAGTTCCTCTGCGTTATGACGCTTGCCGAGGGCAAACATTTCAGCGGCTTCCTTGGCCTTGGCCTCAACGGCCTCAGCGCGGATAGCCTCCACGTTGGGGGTAGTTTCCATGACGGAAGGTGTAGTTGGACTTGGTGCGGCTGAGACCGCGACCGTCTCCTCACTAGATGCGAGGGAACGGCCAATTCCAGCACCTACGTTGTCTGCAGGGATTGAAACCATACTGACCTCGTAAGGCTGGAAAGAGGTGGCTCGGTACGTCACAGGTGTGGTCGACCGATCCTCCTCCATGTCGTTAATTCTGTAGCCAAAACTAACGTTGCGAACAATGCCATCCCTAATTAGGTCCTGCATCTCGCGACCAAGCTCGTTGTTAGCGAGCTTGACCTTTGCGTACGCTCTTTTGTCTTTGATGTACGCACGCTGGACAACACCAATGATTCGATCAGGGTCGTGATTGAAGAGCAGTGGTGCGCCGTCATTAAGACGGCTCATGTCCATCGCCTCAGAAGTCATGCTCAGAACTTCCATGCCATAGACACGGTTGACTGGCTCCTCTGAAGCAAAGGGGAACTCAAGGGTGCGATCTTCGTCTTCTTCTTTGAACTCTGTGTAGTGAGCACGCTTCAGCGATGCCTCGTCAAACATGCGGATTGCCGCAATCTTGGTGAGGGTGCTGAACTTATGGCCCACCTTGCGATCAGTTGCCTCGCCGTCGCGATACAGCGTGATCAGCGCAGCAGGATCATCCTCAGTGCCAGTAATCGTAAAGCTGGAATCTGGGACATCTATCGTCCCATCGCGAACCACACGATCAATACGTCCACGAGCACGACCGCCAGAAGAATTCCAACTGACGAAATCACCAACCTTGAGATCTCCAGGTTCGGCTCTTTGTTCATCGGTCATGGATCGTTCTCGGGCTTTTTTAATTGAAGCAGATTTTTCGCCGCTCCATGATTGACCAGCGTCACCGCCCCATGCTGCCCATGCTACGCGTCCTTTGCTTGGGTAGCCATCTTCATCAGGACTAAATCCTTGGCCTTTTTTATCTACAAGGTGCCTTGCAAACCAAGCGGACATCTCAACAACTACATCTGGCGATAATTTATTACCAGACAGAATCTGCGTGGCGCGACGTGCAGCAACTTCAGTGCCACCCGCCTCGCCATCTGACTTCCACTTGCGATAACGCTCAGCTTCAGTCTTCATCCCGTCAGTCGGGGTGAGATTAATGTCAGTGCCGTTGACGTTAGCCATCAATCGCCTCTCCTTCTTCGTGCATGACAGGATGCTGAGTTGGTGGGACCGGAGGGCTCTGGGCTTGCCCTG